TTCTCGTGCGTCTGCTGTTGCTGCCGAAACGATTGCTTCAGCCTTTGCAAGTGCAGCGTCACGCTTTTCAATAAGTGTTTTGCTGAATGACATTATGACCTCCAATGGTCAATCGGTTTATGTTTTTCCGAGTGATAAAACCAGTGACCGAATTGGTCGGCTGTTTAACGGCTGCGTAACTTCTCTACTGCGATCTGCGATTTTCGCAAACGCATTAAAGAAGTCGCTGGAATGGTAACAGACGAATTACGGTTGCGCAACTCGGCAACTGTTTCCTCATAGGCAGGGAATGTAACTACGCTCACATCAAACAACTGAACTTCACGAAGTTCACGAACTGAACGGTCATCTGACCAGTTATCTTTAATGGTTCTGAAAGCGAAACTCATTTGTGAAAGATCGCCTCGCTTCATCGCTGAAATAATACGGGCAGCGTCAGGGTTGCTTGGGTCTAGTTCTGCTTCTACACGAAGCCCACGATCATCTTCTTCAAGAGCGAGAGTGCCTGACTTTGACCTAGCCAATGGCACTCCTTCGTGATCAATCAATAAGCGAACATCTGCGCCATCGTTTAAAGTTTTTGAGAACGCACCACGCTTTACATATTCCACAAATGGCATCGGTTCTGACGGCGAATCGAAAACTGCTGCGTAACCAATCAATGTGTTGCCATCACCTTCGGCACGAACTTCGAGATTGCTGTAAGCAATAGTTCGTTTTTCGTCAATCGGTTTCGCAACCCAATTAAATGTTTCGCTCATAATTGTCTCACTTTACTTTGTTTCATCTAACTTTGCCACAACTCGTTCAGCGTATGCTTGCGCCCGTCTTGCGCTCGCTTTACTCGAACCGCCACCCCACAAAAGCATCGCTACGAGTCCAGCAGTTATTTCATCGCCTTGAACTGCGTCAAGATCAACAATGTGACGAGCGATCCACGGCGATATTTTGCGCCATTTGTTTTCGCTTAATGGTTCACCGTTAGCCATACGGCGAGCGTCAGCGACAGTTGCAGCCACAAGACCATCGCCTGATTCGCCTTGTTCGTGTAAAGCCAGACCACGCTTGGCTGATGCCCTCATAAAAGCAGGCGCAACCATATTGACAGCCCTGTATTCATCAACTTCTATTTCGCCTTCATCTTCTTCATCTTCATCTTCGCCTTCTTCGGATTCGTAAGCCATCTTTGCTTGATTCAAAATGCTAATCGCCTCATCGATAGCAGAAACCATCTGTTCATTTCTTTTGCTAGAAGGTTTAGGCAGATCGTTAATTTTTGTGAGAGTAGAAAACTTATGACCTACCAATCTGTCAGTAGCGATAAAGCCATCATCTTGTTCTCGAAAAATCCTTATCAGCGCAGCAGGGTCATCATCTGTTCCTTCAACTGTAAAACTGCTATCGGGAATGTTGATGATGCCATCTCTTTCTATTCGTTCAATTTTGCCTCGTGCTGTGCCACCTGATGATTGCCACGAAACGAAGTCGCCTATTGAAACATTTTCTACAGCCATAACTAATCCACATCTGGAGTCAAAATACGCAAGTCGGCTGTCGCAACTTGGGCAGAAACAACCCCATACATTTTTTGTTTAATCGGTAAAAAGAACTCGTGTGGTTCGCTATGTTTTTCAAGAGGCATTCCATTCGAAGTAGTCACTGCGCTGTCACCAACATATACGGTTGCGCTGTTTACTATCTGCAAATATATGTAACGGTTCTGGTCATCTTCATTAACTATCAAAGTTGGTGTAGTGCCTACGGTAACTTGTGTTGTTTTCATAACTACTTTTCTGGCGGTATCGCATCGTTGCCGATGACAGGTGTTGATGACGGTGCTACAAACTCGTTTCCACCATCATAAGGTTCACGATTTTCTATTTCTCGTGCCTCGTTCGGTGTCAATGTGCCTGAAAGGATCTGAATTTGTTGTGCTTTAACACGGGTCATTAGGTCGGCTCGCAAGAACTCTGAAGCATTGAAGCGAACTTGTTGATTGATCGGTAACATTTCGCTGAACGCTGTTTCAAGACGGCGAACCCAACCAAGAAGCGTGTATTGGTAGAAAGCCGAGCCGACTGCTTCAAGATTCTGATAAGTCTGGCTGTCTCCGCCTGTTCCGATGATTAAATGAAGCGGAATGCGATAAACACGGGCGATATCACGAATGATTGACTCTTTGTGTTCAAGCATTTGCATATCTGCTGCGCTTGTAGTGATCGGTCGCCACTTTAATCCGCCTTGAAGCACGGCAGGTTTGCGATGTTTGTAGTGTGATTCTTCCCACGAGTCACGAATTTGTCGTGCTTGATCTGGGGTTAATGCGCCATCTGTTTCAAGAACTGATGACGGTGTTGCGCCTTCACCATAGAATTGTGCAAGAAATCTGTCCATTGCTATACCCATACCGACAGTATTTCGCATTGTTTCAATCGGTGAAACGCCTCGCAACTGATTTGGCAAGATCAACCAGTGAATTGCACGAATGTCTTTACTTGAGTATTCTTGTTTGTTCATTTCATAAATCATTTCGCCCGTATCGCTCAACGCAATTCTGCTGATCGCTTTCGGGTGAATGTTTCGCATTTCTAAAGGCAAACCGTTCGCACCTTGTGGCGCATAAATGTAAGCGTTGCCGTGCAAGGCAAGAGTCGCCATAGTTTGGTGAACAAACTCAAACATATTCTGTCTATCGTTCGGGCGTTGCAAAACTGAAGGCGTGGGAAGTTTCTCTACACGACCTGCACGAGTGCGAGTTAATTCAAGTGGCATCGCAGCAATAGAATCTGCGAGAATAGTTACGGCAGAAATGACTGCGCTATGCGCCAATGCCGTTAGTTCTGTAATGATTTCGCCTGTGTAATTCGGATAATAAGGTCGTGCTGTGATCTGATACGGGTCAATAGAAGTCGGCAACGCTCGCTGTTCAGACCTGCGAAACAAACTCATACTGCTAGACCTCCAGCAACAATCAAAAGAACTCCAGCAACAATAACACTAATTGGCACACTAAACGCCGAAACACCTAACACGATCAAAACGCCACCAATTATTTCCATCGCTGTAGTTATGTTCTGTTTGTTAATCATTTCCAAATATCCAATACTGATGGTTCAATAACTGCTGTTGCTCTAGTTGTCGCACGATCTAATGCCATAACCATAGCAATACAAGCATCAATCTTACGGCGAGATTTACCTTTACTTAAACGCCAACCCGTATCAGTCATTCTTTGCGCTGCTGAAAGCACCTGATCTGTAAAAGTCGGTGAGCCATCGTGAGCCACCTTTTTGTTCACGATCATTTCGTAAGCATTACCGCAGGCTGGAATCATTCGTGCTGCCGACTGCCCAAATTCCACCATAGGTAGCCCGTCATCGCTTAACGCTTCTGCGCTTCTCTGAAAGTAGGCAGGGTCAAAAGCAAACTCTTGAACACTATAGGTAGCGTGAATTTCACGCAAATAAACCTCAACCTCAGACACATCAACACCTTCAAGTGAAGGTTGCCAAATCTTAGAGCGAACAACAATACGATCATCTTGTGGTTGAGCAATCACGACAGCGATACTGTCGTGCTTTAAAGCCATATCAATACCGACCCAAACAGGCAACTCAAAATCCAGTTGTGTATCAGATACACATTGTTCCCACGCACCCACAGGCAACCACGACTCCTGTGAACGCACCCATTGATTCAGACGCCAACGACGCATACCCATTTCAGAAGTCTGTTTCACTGCAACCGCTAAATCTTCGGGGTCAAGTAAGCCCTCAGCAAGATTCGGGTTCGCTATTTTCCACGCTCTACGATCGTCAATTAAACAATCTTCAGGTGCTTCCCACCACCAAAACCCGAACGAGTCGTCATCAATTTCGCCAGCAGCGACTTGTTTACCGTATTGATACAACTTGCCCGCCAGCGAATCAAGATCGTAGCCAGCAGTCGTAATACTAATTGTCATTGGTTCTATTCTCGCACCAGAACCTAAAGTCATTTGGTCATATAGATCGTTATTGGATTGACCCCACAATTCGTCAAACAGCACCAAAGAGGGATTCAATCCTGCTTGACCTT